GCATGTTCAGACGGGCTGGTTGGCAGTATGCCGGAGGATACCGGGACGGGACGATGTACGAGGACTGGGAGTTCTGGATCAGATATCTCTTCCCGGAGGCGAAGGTGGTGGTTGTCCAGAAGCCGCTCATCGAGTATGCGGTGCGCCCGGGAAGCCGTGTGAGGGAGGCCGTCAAGAGACACCGCGAGGAGGTGGAAATTATCAAGAAACTGAACCCCGAAAAGTATGGTCTATGAGAAACGGCATAGTAATAGGAGGCGTTGAGTACGAGATGCACAAGACGTCCGATACGAGGAAGGATCCGCGCCTGAGGTGCGACCTTCACAAGCGGTGCGTGGGTAAGAGCGTGTTCAGCACGCCCTGCTCCATGTTCATCTGGCAGGACAATTTGAGATTCACTTATTTCAAGAAAAAATAATATGGCAAAGGAAAGAATGAACTTTTTCAAGGAGTACAAGTTGTTCGCCGCCTGCGACAAGGCTGACTCCACCCTGAACGGCAACACCGAGCGCGTCTATTTCGAGCACGGCAATGCCTATGCTACCGACGGCCACATCCTCATCCGGGTGCCGCTGTCCTACTGCACTCCATTCGAGGAAGAGCAGCGCCAGGCCCTCAACGGATTCTGCGTCCACGGCAAGATCCTGAAACTCATCTACGGCTTCGACGTGGTGACGGTCGAGCGCACGCTGACCACCGAAGATGCCTACGACAACCTGCTGGAGGCCGCTGAGCCGGTCGTGTACATCAAGGCCGTGTACCAGGGTGAGCAGGTCCGCTTCCGCCTGGAGAAATCCGACAAGGACTTCGTGGCCAACTTCGAGCGCCTTATGGCGTCCGGTGAAGGCTGGAAGCCCCTGAACAAGATCGGTATCAACACCGGCCTGCTGTCCAAGATCTCCCAGGCCATCAACATGTCGAGCATCCAGATGGACTTCACCCAGTCCGACGGCATCATCTTCATCAAGTCCGTGATGGAGGAAGACCAGAAGGCCGGTCCGTCGGCAATCATCATGCCCATCCAGACCGAGGCCACGCTTCCCGGCATGGAGGAGGAACCCGAGGAGGAATAGTTTAACCTGGGGCGGAAAAGCCTGGTGTGAGTCAGGCAGGTGCGTTACTTTACGCTAAAATACAATCCGTGAAATCAGACCATTATGACACGCGCCGCCGCCCCAATTTCTTTCAGTTATGGAGTTCAACATTAAGACCAAATACGAAGTCGGAGACAAGGTATGGATTATGGTTGAGAATTTTCCTCAGCGCGTAGCCATACGGAAGATAACCATACAGGGCGCCGAGATTGACGCCAATGGCGGATCGGAGAATTTCGGAAGGGTAACATACTACCTTGAAGGCATTGACCGGTATCAGGGCTTCTGCGAGGAGCAACTGTACGACACCTTCGACCAACTTCGCGACTGGGTTTTCCAAGAAGAATTAAGAGACCAATAAACTAATAGTTTGGCATGAAAATTGAAGAATGTACCGTAGGATTGAAGGTGAAGATCCCGGCCAATAGGGGGGGGTAAAACACCACTTCGCTTTCATTGATAGCCTCACGAGGGACGTATTTACGGGTGCCCCGCTGGTTATCATCCGCGTCCTGGGAGAGGACAAGATCGTCCCGCCGGACGTACTGATTAAGATTAAGAGACCAAAAACCAAAATTAAAAAGAGTCATGTTTGAAAACATTGAGAACGCCTTCAACGGCATGTTTGGTAAGGTTGCTCCCGGCATGTGTCGGCTTACCATGAACGGCAATATCGCCGTCAAGTGCAGCAACGGGTACAAATCCTACAACGTGAAGAAGGGGACGCTCACCAACGTCACCAACTTCTGCTTCAACATTGGAGACGAGATGTTCTTCGTCATCCCGACCAACAAGGTGGCCGTCGGTGATATCATCCTCGTCGGCAACAAGCCCAAGTGCGTGACCGAGGTAAACAAGAAGATCATCACCGTCATCGACTACGAGAACAGCGAGGTCCGTCAGGTTGTGCCGGAGCGCCACGTGTTCATGGGTAGCACCTACTTCTACGGCAAGATTGTTTCCATGTTCGGAAACGCCTTCCAGGGCGGCAAGGGTATGGGCAACGTCGTCAAGATGATGATGTTCTCTCAGATGATGGGAGGAAACGCTGGTGCGCCCAACGGTATCGGTCAGATGATGGCCATGTCCATGTTCATGGGCGGCGGCAAGGGCAACCCCTTCGAGGGCATGTTTGACTTCTCCTTCGACGCAGAAGATGAGGAAGAAACTGAAACCAAAGAAAACGAATAATTATGGGACAGATCAACGACACCGACTATAAGCAGTATAGTCACAAGGCTGAGGAAACTCAGGAGCAGGAAAAGAGTGAAACCGAAACCAAGGAGGAGAAGTAGCGATGGGTAGCGGTTCTGTTTCACACAGCAGCATGGAAAACTACGCTCACTCCCGTGGGCGTAGTTACGACAGAGACACCGGACGCACAACTGGTCAGCGGTTTGAGGCGAGTCGCATCGACCCGTCTCTGGACCCGCGCCTGTTCACCGTCCGTGAATGTGCCAACAGCGAGGAGCATCCCAACACGATTCCGGTGATCCTCGCACTCGACGTCACCGGCTCCATGGGCGCGGCTTGCAGTGAGACTGCTGCCGCACTTGGAACCATCATCCTTAACCTCTACAAGAAGTTCAAGGATGTTGAGTTCTGCATCATGGGTATCGGGGACCTGGCATACGACCGTGCGCCGGTCCAGATGAGCCAGTTCGAGAGCGACATCCGCATTGCGGAATCCCTTGACAAGGTTTTCATGGAGCATGGCGGTGGCGGCAACAGTTTCGAGAGTTACACCGCCGCGTGGTACATGGGCCTGCATCGCACTAAACTGGACTGCTTCGATAAGCAGGGCCGGAAGGGAATCATCATTACGATGGGGGACGAGCCTCTGAATCCGTACCTTCCCCACTATCAGTTGAACGCGGCTGTCAACGCAACCGAGGAAAAAGATGTAGAGACCGCCGAACTTTACGCCAGGGCGTCCGAGAAGTTCAACATCTTCCATATTGCCGTGGATAGCCTGCACGACTGCTACGCGAATTACAAGTCCGGAATTGAAAGCACGTTTGGACAGATGCTCGGTCCCCGTTACAAGGTATCGACCATCAACGCCCTCGCGCAGACAATCGAGGACTGCATCACGGAGTCCGTGCAAGGTCAACCCGTAGCACCTGCAAGCGACGGAGAAGGCATACGCTGGTAGCACTATGAAAGCGAGAATAGTAATCGGAGCCAACTATGGCGATGAGGGGAAGGGAACGGTAGTCGCTTCCCTGACGAAAAAGTCCAGTGGCGTACTGAACGTGCTGACGAATGGAGGCGCCCAGCGCGGGCACTCCATTCTGACGCCGGACGGAAGCATCACCTTCCAGCACTTCGGGTCTGGGACATACCATGGCGCGGATAATTACTATTCCCGCTTTTACATTCTGAACCCGATTCAGTTCGTTAAAGAGTATGAGGCGCTGATCGTAAAGCCGCAACACATCTATCGCGATAAGGATTGCCGGTGGTCCACGCCGTATGACTCGATAGTTAACCTCATCGAGGAGAAGCGGAAGGGCCGGAAGGCTTCCTGCGGAATGGGTATCTGGAACACCGTAAGGCGCTGGAGGGAGACCAATCCCATGCTTTTCGATGACTTTGTTTTCTGCGAGAATCCTTACGCCCACCTGGATTCCGTCAGGAAGTATTACGAGAAGAACGTAGTCATCCCGTCGGAGTGGCGCGACATCTGGGATTCTGCCGGTCTCATGGACCACTTCATCGAGGACTGCAAGTTCATGTGGGAGCACACTTTCGCGTGCGGCCTTGGGAGCCTTTCCTACGAGGATTACATCTTCGAGAACGGACAGGGCCTCCTACTGCGCGATACCGGCCTTGACACCTTTGATACAACGCCATCTGATACAGGCATTACGTATGCCCTTCTGATGGCAAGAGAGCAAGGTATTAAGGACATAACAGCACACTATGTGACCAGGCCATATCTTACCAGGCACGGTGACGGACGGATAGCCGGGGAAGCCAACCGGCACAGCCTGTCATCCTCCGTCCAGGAGGACCGTACCAACCACTACAACGACAACCAGGGCGAGTTCCGGTACGGTGCGCTTGACATCAAAGAACTCAAGCAGAGAATAGAAAGGGACGCCAGAGGAGTTAATTATGAGGTCGATCTGACGCACTGCGATGAAATGGACCGGGCTACTGAGTTCAAGAGGGAATTCGGGGTCGTTAACACCTACGACAAACCATTGATATAAGGAACATGGAAATAGTTAAATACTTGTGTGAATTCTTTTTTACGAACTTCTGGCATTGGCTTGGCCTGGTGATCCTCATTGGGTTCGTCCCCGCATTTCGGTTTATAAAAATAACAGACAACAGTAAAAATGAAAAGCGAGATTCTGATTGAACAGATTGCCAATGGTTTCCTCGTGTCCGGCAGTGGAAATGGCCGGTTCTATGCGAGTGAACAGGAAGGCGTATGCAGGCTCATAGCCAGCCAACTAATGAAGGTTTTCGAGAAGAAAGGCGCAAAGTACCCGATAACAATAATACTGGAGGCGAAATACCCTCAAACAAAACCGGACGCATGATTATATCTCAGACAGAAGGAAAAATTGAGGGGTTTCAGTACATGGATCCCCAAATTGGTATCGATGTTGTGGTTCGAGGCGTCCGCGACCAGGAATTCCCATTCAACTTCGTGCCTGCGCCGAGTTGTACCATGGACCTCTCGCCGTACATCAACAAGAAGGTAAAAATCACAGTAGAGACGATAGACGATGAGTATCAAGTTTAAGGCGCCGGACGTAAGGCAACCAAAAGCCATCGTTATCCATGGCGTAGAATACGTAGAGAAGCAACAGTTGCTTACGTACATCAGGACCGGATCGAAGGTAATACTCGCCAACCTCGTCGGCAAGCCTGAGAGCCAGAGAATCCTCGGCGAAACAATGGCCGCAGCCATTGATGGCATTGGCGATTATATCGAACAACTGAAATAAAAGATTATGAGGATCAAGGAGAGAATAAAGGAACTTTTCCACAAGGAGCCGAAGGTGGAGTATGTGGAAGACGGTATCCATGGCTGGATTGCCAAGGACCGGAACAAGAAGTTGAATTTTTTCAAGGACAAGCCCAGGAGAAACCGTGACGTCTGGTGGGCCGAGGACAATCCTCACAAGCCCGGGGCCTGGCTGTTCCCGTACACCAAACTGCCGCTTCCGGTGCGCGACATGTTCCACTACGAGTTGAAGTGGGAGGACGAGCCGGTGGAGTGCGATATCATCTTTAGAATCAAGAAGAAATGAGAAAACTGCTGAATTTCCTGCTCGGCCCGAAGAAGATGAAGGCCCAGGACGAAGACATCATCTTCGAGGCTCTTGGCATGGTCTATGACGTATGCCATGATGACATCGTTGAACTGTCCTTCCGGTATCCGGAGGGTCACGAGGTAATTCACGCGCTCAAACTTCCAGGCAACGACCTTCGCATCGGCCAGTTCGTGACGGTGACGTACAGGAGGGGGCGCAAGTTGGCACGATAGTTGCATTATGAAAGCGAGCGAGACACAGATTCTCGGCCCGGGAGATTACCGGATGGCGTCAGGTTATAGGGGCTATGTCCTTCATGGCGTACTCCACGTCGTTCCGTACATCCCGAGAGGGATAGCGCCGGATGACAAGCGCTGCCGGGACTGCAAGAACCGCATCGAGGGTCGCAACAAGCGTGGTGCTTACTTTGATGCCTGGGTGTGCAAGAAGCGCCCGAAGGAGGTTTACCACGGCATCCAGTTGTACTACCGGTGCGGAGAACTGGACCATATTTGTCAACACTTTGACGAGAAGAAGAAATGTACGAACCAATCCCTGCAACAGCAGACGCCTGGGCAAAAGCGACATTAAGCCCGGCAGACATGGAGGCCGTAGCGCTTGGCATCGTGGCCGACGTGGAGCAGAATAACCCGTGTCTGAGCGCGAAGGATAAGATGCTCCGTTGCGCACGCCTCGGAATGATTTACAGAGACTATAAAGAACTGAGACATGAATAACCCTTGGCACAATTTTGAGGAATACGCGCCTCCGAAACCTGACGATAGTACCAGAAATTTTTACTACCTTTGTGAGGTTTCCGGCCTTGAATTTTGCCGCTACGTTGTGCTGATGTACGACTGCGACGAACGCTGGTGGATCTACGTTCCGAAGATAGCGGGAATATGGGAAGGTGGCTGGCTTGGCATACCAGATGACATGAAGATACTTCGCTGGAAATTCATAGAGCATGAATGAGACTGATACCATTGGGCTGATGACCAACAGCCTTTATTTAATGTCTCAGGCGATGGACCTCATCATGAGGGACTGCGAGCGCCGGATGGCAAAGAACAAGGAGTGCTTCAAGCAGCAGAAGAAGCAGACCTTCAACCGCTACATGCAGGCCGTGAAGACCGCCTGCATCCTGAATGAAGACCTCTGCCAGGACATATACGAGCACGAGTCGAAACGTAACTACAAGGACGTCCAGATCTGGCAGGAGCAGGCCAATGAACTGGCTCGGTTCGTGCTCCTCCTGGCCGACATTTCGCCCTACATGGACTACGTGAATGAGGTGTTCAAGCACCTGCGGTCCTTCAAGGGCGAGGGTATTATAACCGAGGAAGTTTTGAAAAATTTTTATCTTAAGAAGTTATGAAACAAGAAGAAGCACCCAAAGTGAAGAAGCCCGCGAAGATTTTCGTGAGACTGCAAGGAGCCTATGACAACGGCTTTATCGGTTCTGCATACGACAGGAAGCAGGACGATATGACCAAGGAGAACACCGTGGAGTACCTGTCCAAGGCCGCTATCATCCAGGGCCTCCTGAACCTCATTCCTCAGTTCGAGATGCAGGCGCACCGGGCCGATGCCAACGGCCTTCTCAAGAAGAAGGTACGCGACCAGAAAGCGGCCATCGAAGGCGTTATCAACCAGATAGCCAACATGTAGGATGAAACCTACCGAACTGCAAATCAACGACCTGGTTCTGGCCCCCTTCTACGGCCAGATGGTTCCGTCCAGAATCGTCAGCCTCACCGAGGACCGGATCATGTATTCTCCGGTGAATCCCGGGCCGCACAAGCCTGGTCCATACGTGAGCAACGGAAGCAACATTGAACCGCTCCATCTGTCCGAGGAAGCGCTGGCCATAGAGTTTCCGACGCCGGACACAATCGCCTGGTCCCCGTGCAACTATCCGTCGAGGATTCCTTACTTCCACATCTCGTTCGACCGGGACGGGACGAAGGTGGAGACAGACATCAACTACGTACACGAGTTGCAGCGGATCCTGCACGTGTGCGGCATCCAGCAGACACCATGAACATAGGAAAGGTATTCAAGAAATTCAGGGAGGAGAAGGGCATCACGCAGCGCTCCCTGGCCCAGGCCCTCAACATCACGCCTACGGCCCTCTACAAGATTGAAAGCGGCAAGAACTGGCCGAAGCAGAAGACCATCGAGGCTTTCCAGATGGTCTCCGGCTACAAGACCGCCCGCCTGTATGTCGAATCGTTTGAACCGCAGGACTATGGCGAGTGAGCAGGTGAATCATCCATCTCATTATAACAACTACTCCGTGGAGGTTATTGAGATGTTCCGCCGGATCTACGGAGACGAGGCCACTGCTCTCTGGTGCGAGATGACCGCCTTGAAGTATCGCATGAGAATGGGAACCAAGGAGGACAACCCCATTGAGCAGGATCTGGCCAAAGAGAAATGGTATCTGAATAAGGCAAAAGAACTGAGAAATGCTTAGAGTAGAAAACGTCAAAGTCTATGACCTCAAAGAAAGCGTCATAGCCTGCCGTAATTCGATGCGGCTGGAGATTCCCGAGTACACGGACGAGGAGTTCGAGAAATCGCTTGAGAGGGCCTGCAAACTTGCCCCTATGGGAGGTGGTCACAACAACTTCCTGGCCGGTATCCGCGTAGCCTTCGACCTGGTGTACCCGAACTACATCTCGCCGGAGATGCAGCGCTACACGTTCTTCAAGATAGTCAATTCGTCCAGCAAGATGCACCGCCTGCAAAAGATGGCAGCAAGGCCGGAGGCGTACAACAAGTACGTGACACAGTTGTCGCTCGACCAGATGTCAGACCTGGCCGAGAAGTACAACAACGACCCGACCTATGAGAACTTCATGCGCCTGGTGTCGAACTGCCCGCAGGGTATCGAACTGTTCATGCGCTGTACTACCAACTACCTCTGCCTGCGCAACATCTACCGGCAGCGGAAGAATCACAAACTCAAGGAAGACTGGGGCGCCTTCTGTAAGTTCATAGAAGGACTACCCTACTTTGAAGAGTTCATCCTTGCATAAAGAGAAGCCCCGAAGGAAAAACCGCAACACCTCCGGGGCTTTTTGGCACCCTAAGAGTTCAGGTAGTGCCAGATTTTTTCGTTGGGCCAGCGATAGTCCTCATCGCGGAGCCAGTTGACGGCCAGGTCCACGAACTTCTTGTCCATGTCTGCCGGTGCGGCGTCCGGGAACCATCGGTTCATCAGAGGACAGTTGTCGCTCTTGATCATGTTCAGGGTGACGAAGAAGTCCCACATGTTGTACGCCTTGATATCAGCCTTGACCGAATCGTACACCTCCTTCACCTGCTCCTCGGTCCAGTACGGGGCGTAGTGCTTCTTCCCGTCCGTCCCGACGTAGTACATCTTCTCGACGTCCTCCATCGCGAACTCCTCGTTGTAGTGGCCACCGGCCATTTCGGAGTAGATTCTTCGAGCGAGAGTCTTTTTCGTATCCTCGTCCATGTGCTTCTCGATAGCATCAGAAATGACGCGGACCGACTTCCACATTACGTCTTCGCCCTTCCCTTCTCCGTATGCCTTTATGAGGTCAAATAGTGTGTTCATGCCTTATTCGTTTTTACTGCTTTCAGCAACTCGCTCATCTTGTCGAGGAGTTCCTTGTTCGTTTTTTCCAGGGACGTGATCCTGGTCTCCATCGCCTGACGCTCCTTCACGGAAGGATCCAGTTCGCCGATGATGGACTTGCACTTGGTGATAGTCTCCTTCTTCCGGTCAACCATCTTGAGGTCGGCTTCCGCCTGGCCCTGGATGCTCTGGAGTTCCCGGATGACAACCTCGCGGTTCGGTGTCAGGAGGATGCCTTCCACGGTCCCGAACTCTGCGCCCTCGTTGAACACGTAGGACTTCTTCACTCCGTTCACGTCAATGGTGACATCTACAACCATTGACGGAGGGTTGCCCAGCATCTTCGGGTCGAAATGGGGCTTGCTGACACCAGCGACGGTACACTGGCCCACCGTCACATTGAGCCTGTCAAGGAGGTACAGTTGCGTACCCTGCGTTACTTCTCTGAAAATCATAATTACGGTTTTTTAAGAGGGAGGGACCGAAGCCCCTCCCTGGGGTTGATGGATTACGCGGAGGCGCCGGAGGTGACGCGGGTCGCACCACCGAGGGCTGCGATGAGTTGGTTCGTCTGGTTCAGACGGCCAATCTCGTCACGCAACTGCTGGATGGTGGTCTGCTGCTCCAGGTTCCAGTGAGCATTGAGGGTGTCAATGATCTTCTGGGTGTTGGCCGTGGAGGTCTCCTTGATGGCGCAGGCGTCACGCTCGGCCTGGAAGCCGAGGGTCATGCCCAACTGCTGCATCGTGTTCTGGAGGCCCTGGGACTGCTGGAGGATCGTGTTGGTCTGGTTGCAGTTGGCCAGGCGGTTCTCGAAGCCGCTCTCCAGGATGGCGGTCTTGCAATCGCAACACCCTTCCTGGAAGGCAGTGCCGAGAGCGTTGATGCCGGTCATGATGCCAGAGGCGGCGGTGCCGGAAGCAGCGGCCAGGGAGCCGATTGCATCCATGGTGGCGCCGTGGTTCGCGTTGTCGGAGATCTGCGACTGCATGGTCGCGAGTTGCTGGGCCACAGCGTTGTTGCCGCCGTTGTTGCCAAACAGCCCGTTCCCGCCGATACCGGCGCCAATGACGCCACCAATCAGCAGGGAAACCAGATCACCAGCACCGTCACCACCGAACCACCCACCGTTGCCACGGGACATCAGAGCAGCAGTCAGGACGTCATTGTTGTGTCCGTCCGTGTAAACCTTTACGGGGGTCATTTCTTCTGCCATGATAGAAGTAGTTAATGGTTGAACTTTTGTACTGTGACGAATCGTTTCGTCGGTACAAAGTTGGACACAAAAAATCCGACACGGAATGTGCCGGATGCAATAAATATATGTCGCTGGCTTACTGCGCCTTACGCAGCCATCTCTTCGGTACACATTTTCGGAAGGCACGGAAGGAATAGAGGGTTATGTTCTTTTGCGGCTTTTCAATCATCCTGCGCTTGATGACACCGTGGACGGCCTCAACCGTCTTTCCGAAGTATCTGGCCAATTCATCAGAGGTGGCGTATGCGTCCACGATATTAAGAGCAGCATCATACAGGACGTCGGTCTGCTTCTTAGTGCAACGTCCTTCCTTGTACTGTTCCCGGATGAAGTCGAGGACATCCAGTACAACATCTTGTTCTTCGTTCATTTGAAAAATACTTTGTAGGCGGCTATCAGAAGCAGGGCCGACATCACGATGATGAGAGAGTTCGCAACCCATACTTCCGGAATAGTCAGGTTAATGATATAGTAGTCCGTGAGGCTGACAGCCTGCGGGACCATGGGTAGGATGCAGGCAGTCTTGTGCCACTTGCACATGTGAAGCAGTTTTGAGAGCAGCAGGAAGGCCACGATAGTCACAGGAGAAACGTAAAAGAGAGTATCCAGAATCATCTGGACACCCTCCGGGACTATATTATAGACAGCCAGCAGAATGATGCTTATGGCCGAGTAGATGAATGGGAGGATCTGCACAGCGGTTGTTACCCTGCGCAGAGTATCAACAAGTCTCTTAAGATCTGCTCTTCTGTCTTGGCTGTCCATTGCTGGTGGTTTCTACCCTAACGGTCAGTTGCGCCTTGGTCTGGAACATGGGCTTACCTCTTCCGTTTCCGCGCTTGACCCTGGCAGAACCACCTGCAATTTTCGTGCCAGAACGTCCGCTCTTTGCAGATATTTTCACCTTCGCTCCGGCCATTACCTAAGAATCAGATTATATGATGCTGTGAATGATGCGTTCCATCCTGGCTTGTATTGCTCGCCGGTCAAGAGCAGGCCGTAGCCGACGCTTGGCGTGAATTGCCAGCGGTCGCACCAGAAGTCCATCTTGATGCCAGCCGTTGCCGACAGGAAGCCAGGAGTGAAGGAGGCGCCGACGTAGGGAGACAGGGACCACTTCGGTGGAACTGGATAGTGCTCGGTCACAATCTTCGTTTCCTGGAAGGACTTGTGCCAAAGCATCTTCGTGTCATAACCCCTTACGACGCACTCGTATGTCTTGCCGTCCGTGAAGGTCTTGTCCGTCAGCGGGACGGCAATGAATGTAGTGTCGTGGATAGTAACGAGCGTCGGTTTCGCATTGATGGAATCCCGGAACTCCGCGATGGTTTTCTCGTAGTCCTCGATCTGCGAAACTGCGATGAGTTTGAATCCGGCTGGAATTGCTGCCTCTTGTGGCTTGTAGTCAACGATTGTGTCGCGGATGGTAATAGTGTCCACCTGGGGAACCGGAGCCTCAGGATGGGCCGTTTTTCGCCCAACGAGGAATCCTGCCCCGAAGAGGAGCAGGAGACCCACGATGAGCAGGATATTCCCTATTTTCGTTTTGCTGCACATACTGCGATAGGAAATTCCGATCTGACATCGAAGCACGGGCAGTCCTTGATCCACTCGTTTCGAGTAATCTTGCCGTCATGATTCTTGTCAGGAGAAGCGTCACGGTGGCCGAGGATGTCCGTGATCGGATACTTCTCAACCAGTTCCATGACGAGTTTGTGCATAGACATCTTCTGGGCGTCGGTGCGCGTGTCTTTCGCGATTGGTCTCCCGTTCGCGTTCAGTTTCGGCACTATCACGCCACGCGAGTTCTTTTCACCCTCGATACCGCCGATGTAGCAAATTCCGATGGAGTGAGAGTTGTAAGCCCGACCGCATGTGCCGGACGTGTTGCAGTGAGCACCGTCCATCGTGAGCGGGCGCCCAACACGTACCGTTCCGTCCAGTTCGATGACATAGTTGTAACCAACCATGCGCCAGCCTTTAGCCTTGTGCATGGCGTCGATGTCCTCCAGAGTGACGTCCTTCCCCTCAGGTGTGGCCGAGCAGTGGATGACTATCGAGTCAATGTCGCTCGGCCTCATTGATTCATGAGTTTGTCGAAGAACGACTTGACGGTCGGGAAGGCCATGACGGCCAGGGCCACGACACATGCGGCGATGAAGTACGCCTTGTTGTACAGGGCATAACCAAAGCCGCCGATGGCGCCAACTGCGTAGGCGCACATACCAAAGAAGTAACCGAATTTTTTAAGCATGGCGTTGTTATTTTATGAATGGCCATACCAGCGTTCCTACGAGGCAGTACAGCCACTCGGGTTTGTCGCTCGGGATATCGAAGTCGCAGTCCTTCGTCTGGCTGCGCTTGTACCCGATCATGTAGCAGAAATTGTGGGTTGCCCACTCCTTCTTCAAGGACTTGTCGGTCCTCTGGAAAATAGGCTGGTTCCGATGGAGAGCCTTGATCTGGTTGAGAGTCTTCTGGAAGTCCGCCTTCGGCACAAAGGCGCTTTCATAGATTGTCAGGACTGTTCCGTCCGTGTTGAACTTGTACTTGACCATGGTGATATGTGTTTTATGATGGAATCGTAGTTGCAAGGTTGAACGTCAAGCACAAGAGAGCGGCATCGTACCCAACGATATTGAGTACGGTGCCAGGCTCCATCTTAACCGGCGTTACAGTGATGTCCATGTTGATCCTCCGTTTGTTGTCTTCTGGATTCCTGTATTTGTGATTCTCAACCCATAGTTCTCGTTCATCATCTGGATGTAGTTGTAGCCACCAGAGAGATAAACGGTAAAGTACACGTTGGACGCGAGAGCGACGCGGAAGCCGTTGCTGGCAATTTCTACCTTCTGAATCGACGTTGCCCAGGTGATCGTGTTCTTGGTCACGCCGCCATTGATTGATGCCCACAACTCGTCGTTGTAGTCCATTCCTTCCGGATTGAACGGCGTAATCGTAAGCCTGAGTTTTATCGTGTGGCTACCCGCTTCCACGTTGAAACTTTGGGCCGGTACGACGATCGTCTGGTTGTCTGACGTATTTGAGTGGCCGGCATGGAGGATCTGCATGTTCGATGCTCTAACATACCCATCAAGAAGGAGTTCCGCCTGCATGAGAACGTAAATCTCGTCACCGGCTGTGCTGGAAGAGTCGTATGTAAGACCCGCTGTAAAAGACAACTGAGGGGTCTTAAGGACCATTTCGGAAGAAAGCGTCCTCGTGCATATCGTGGTTTCAGAATAAGACGGGTCGGTTGAGGATGATTTCGTAATCATCATGCTCTTGGTTGCCGTCTTGTTTGAACTCGGATCCGTGTAGGTGGAGCCTGATATTGACGAAAGCGTCCCGCCGTGGATCTTCATCTTCTCATCACCGGAACTATTAAACAACTGCAACACGTTCCCAATCATCTGGAGGAATCCGGACCCAGAATTATCGGTCGTAATTTCCTTCGCTTTGAGACTCTTCGTGTTCAGCTGCTCAATAAATGCAGACTGAGAAATAAGGTTGGTGATGAAGGCCGTGTTCGCGGACAAGTCGCCGACGTCAAGATATTGCGCCTTGATTCTGTTGGCGAGCACCAGGGCCGTGTAAATAGGCTTCATTGAGTTCATTACGTCCCAATACTGCGTGCTGGAAGATGCTGGCTTGTTGGAACTTGATGCCGTATGAGTCTGTTTACAAATCCATGCTCCAGGAGGATTGGTCTGGTCGAAGATGTTAATCTCATCCTCTACAACAACGTCAACAAATCCCATGTTATTGCTGTCGCGCACATAGGGATTGTTATCGTTCCTGTACTCAACGCCGCTCGTCCATTTGGAGAAGCGATATGTGAGTCCCGTATCTGCAAATACACTAATAATGTGAGGCGTTGTGTCCACCGGTGATGTTCCGGAGGAATACGTTGTCCTGGTGAAATGCCAGAGATACCGAAGTGTGGAAGTTACGGCCTGCGGTGTAGTGGTCCATCCGCTCGTGGAGGTCGTGACTCCGCTGCTGGACGCGGATGCAAGGTAATACTCGGTAACGGACGTAATACCTCGTCCAGGATTGCCCGGATTACCGTCTGTCCCGAAGTGCCCTATAATAACCGGATCCGTGTATCCTTCCGTGTTGTCTGAATAAACGATTTTCTCATAGTTCCACAGGTAGGGCTTACTCGAAGTGATTGTCTGGATTGCAGTGGTCCACCCAGACGTATTCCTGGTAACACCGCTGCTCGATGCCGAGGCGAGGTAGTATTCGGTAATCGAGGATATGCCCTTGCCGTCCTTACCAAAGTGCCCGATGATGGCCGGAGTGGTATTCGTGAAACTGCCGTCGGTGTAAACCACCTTTTCATAGTTCCACAGGTACGGTTTTGCTGCCGTTATCGCCTGCGGTGTAGTGGTCCATCCGCTCGTGGAGGTCGTGACTCCGCTGCTGGACGCGGATGCAAGGTAATACTCGGTAACGGACGAGACTCCCTTACCGTCTTCACCCTTCCTTGCGCGGGTGACAACCTTACTACCTTGTGCCTTAGCCGTGGCCATTCCTTATTCCTCCACTTCTTCGACCGGATCCGTTACGGCGTGGGCAATCTGCTTGGCCTTCACACGCCAGTCTTTGAAGTCCTTCAACTCCGTCTTGTGCTCCGGCGTGTCTTCGCCGTTGGCTAGGATGGCCTCCACCTTGTCCTGAGAATACTTGTCGCGGACGATGGCAGACACCACCTTGCCGTAGTCGATGGAACCTACGACGTCCACGTTCTCGCACACCAGCTGCTCGACGGTATCGCCGTCGATGACCTTGGTGATGTGCTCATAGTCGAAGTAGATGCGGGTGACGGCCCCCTCCTTTACCACAACGACGCCAGCGGGGACTTCCCCGTTGTAATCAGCATAAACTTTCATAAGTCTATAAATTTGTAAGTGAATTTTCCTCTTCCGAGATCGACGCGGGTGATGCCCACGTTTTCGACCGGGAACACCTCTTTGCCAGCATCCTCTGCCTTACGGCAATCGTCCAGGATGTTCTTCATCTGGAAGGAACTGATGGTGAACTTGATTTTCTCGCCGTCCTCCTTCCTGACCATGAGCATGTAGCGGTCGTAGTTCATCTTCTTCGGGTCGTGCAGGTCCGGCGTGGGAACGTTGGCCTCGAAGTCAAGCACGGAGATGCGCTGGTTCAGCACCTCCGTAATGCTTCCTTTCCGGCACTCGAAGAACTTCTTGCCGTCCTTCGAGCTTGCCTTCTCGATAGATATTCCTTTCTCAGCGAATCCCATAAGCGGTTTTCCTGTTATCGTTTCCCAGAGATTCCGGCAGCGTCCGTACTTGCACCATCCCCGGTAGCTGTCAATAAGTTGCCTTTTTCTTTTTCGGCTTTTGACGCGGGCCATGCTCCTTGCGAATTTTGTCTTTATCGACTTGCGCAGCCGCTGGTTGTCCTGACTGAACTGGTACCCCAGAAAGTCTATGTACCGGCCCCCGCTGCCGCTTTCTCCGCTTTTTCTTGCCATGCCCCTTTATCGTTCCGTAGAAACTGCCCGCCTTCACTACCATCCCGCGTTCCTCGCAGAGCCGGTTGTACACGTTCAGAAGGAACCGGATTTCCGCTTTTGACCGACCGAATATCACAACATCGTCGCAATTCCGCTCGATCTTGGCCCCGTACTTTTCTGTGAGGATGTGGTCTATCTCTAAATGGCCGAGGTTCCCAATCATCCCGCTTGCGTATGAGCCAATTCGCACTCCTCTCCTTGGTTTTCCGCTCATCTTCCAGCATCTGAATTATTTCGTCCCCGCAGTAGTAATCCAGCACGCATATTTCTATCAGCCGTATAAATTTTTCGTCCTTAAACCAGTGCCTGAACGCCCTCACCATGTAGTCGGGATCCAGGCCCTGATAGTATTTCTTGCAGTCGGACTGGGAGAAGTAAACATGGTCCGGATACCGTCTCATGATTCTCTGCATCCGTTTCACGCCGTAGAGGCACCCTCGTTTCCTGATGCAACTGGACGTGTCTGCAATCATCTTCTTGTTTATGTAGGGTTCGATAACCTGCATGATGGCGTGGCTCATTATCTTCCACGGGTCATACTTTTCATCTTCCAAATCACGGACCTTGCCACGGTCCGTCCTGCGCTGCATCTTGCGGGCCTCGTGCTCCGGGAAGTCCAGGTTTAGTATCTGACGCCGGAGTCTCTGAACCGTCCCTTCAACGTCGGCATTGACATCACGGATCTGCTTCGATCTGTTCGCCTTACCTCCCCTCTGGGATCGTTTGATGGCTAACCGCAAGTTATCCTCGTCCGCAACCTTTTCCAGGATATGCCCTACTTTTTTCGTCATACAAATATACGCATTTTTTTATTCCCTGCAATAGTGATACCGCCCGGGACGTTCGAGAGTGACCATCGGGAAGGAACTTCAACGCTCACAATGCGCTTACTTACGCCCTCCAACACGCTCGGCCAAACCTACATTAGCCCCGCTCGCAAGCCCATACCTCCGGGCTGCTCTCCCGCATACGAGATGTTCTGACTCTCCGGCGCGACCTGCCGCCGGGGTCAAGGCTGAGGGGGTTCGCTGGCCGGTGTCTATCCGGCAAGGCGATGAACAGGGTTTTTCACTTTGTATGGCGGGCGCCGATGTTCGAGTTCGAGTTCGACCAAGCGTTGTTCGAGTTCACGTAGAGCGG